AACGACCCTGTACCAGACGAATATAGAATGGCTTTTGATAATATTTTTCCGATATTATATAATGATTCAGCAAAGAATTCTGCTTGGAAAGTTGAAAATCGTTGGAAACTATATCATATTACTCCTTATGATGAAACAATTGTTTTAGATACCGACATGTTAATGTTAGGTGATATTACTCTTTGGTGGGATCATTGTAACAATCATGATATAAAGTTTTGTTCTAAAGTTCGAAATTACAAACAAGAATTAATTAAGATTGACCCATACCACAGGAAAGCATTTATTGCTAACAATTTATCTAATCCTTATTTTGCGTTACATTATTTTAAAAAAACAGAAACTGCAAAAGATTTTTATACAGCATTAGAATTTGTTAGTAAAAATTGGACATGGGCTTATAAGAAGTTTGCGCCAAACGAATATCAAAATTGGCTTAGTTTGGATTTAGCTTCTGCAATTGCAATTGAACTAACTGGATTTTATAGCGCAGTTAGTGATGTAAATTGTCCTTTAGAATTTGTTCATATGAAGCCTGCATTACAAGGCTGGGAGTCTTTTCAAAATTCTAATTGGACAAACAATGTTAACTACACATTGAATAGTAAAGGAGAACTAATAGTTGAAAATTTTAAACAACCTAAATTATTTCACTATGTAGAAAAACAATTTATAACTCCCGCAATTATTAACAGATTAAAAAATTTAATATGCTAACACCACCTCCTAATTATTACATTTATTATAATCCGTCTACAGGTACTATTCATTCAGTTACAACTAATCCGCCGACAAGCAATGATACAGTACTAAAAATAGATGCAGATGTTTATGCTAATTTAGTATCTGGCAAATGGCATTTTGAAGATTATTATGTAGGAAAACGATTATCAGTCCCAACTCTTAAAAAAATAGTAACTGAATATGTTAAGAAAAAAACATTATATTGGGTAGAAATAAAAGACAAATCTGAAGTAATTGTTGAATGGGATGTTGGTAACAAACGTTGGAATTTTTCATTAGACAGTGTATGTAAAGATTTTATTATTAGTAACTCTACAGATGAACTATTCGATATTGTATTTTTTATTGTTAAAGAGAGCGATCAAAATCAAATAATTAGAACTATCCAAGTTCCTGTTGAAGAGTTAATTAATACTGATAAAGTATCAGTAGAATTTGAAAACAAAATTGAATTTGATATAGCGGATGTAAACATATCTGCAACCTCAATTAACAATTTTGAATCATACGGATTGATTATAAATGAATAAAATACAAATTATCGAACAAGACATTATTTTTCTCAGCTACGACGAACCAAATGCTGAAAAAAATTATGCAGATTTGTTAAGTAAAGCACCTTGGGCAAAACGTGTGCATGGAGTAAAAGGCAGCGATGCCGCACACAAGGCCTGCGCCGCCAAAAGCGAAACAGAATACTTTGTTACAGTAGATGCCGACAATATCATTGATCCAAGATTCCTTAGTGTAGAAATTAACTTAGATGAGTTAGGTTTAAATGAAACAAATGTGTTTAGTTGGTGCGGAAAAGTTCATGTTAATGGACTTATGTACGGCAACGGCGGACTTAAATTATGGACACGTAAATTTGTTAACGAGATGCGAACACATGAAAATTCAGATCCTGCAGATACTAAAGGGCTTGTAGAATTTTGTTTTGACAATCGATATTATCAGTTTAATGACAATTATAGTGAGAGTTTTACTAATGCTACGCCTTTTCAAGCATGGAGAGCAGGATTCCGTGAAGGTGTAAAAATGTCATTAGACCAAGGGGCAAAAGTAAAAGATCTTAAATCAATATGGTGGCAAAACTATCATAGATTATTAATCTGGTGTAACATTGGTGCTGATGTGAAAAATGGTTTGTGGTCTATGTACGGCGCCAGAGAAGGTGCATATCTAACTAACTGTACCAATTGGGACTATGCTAATGTGCGTGATTTTGAATGGCTAACTAATGAGTGGTATGAGAAATACAGTAAGATTACTGAAGAAATGTTAACTTATGAAATTATGGGATTAGGTGAAACACTTAAACACGAATGCAAATTAGCAATGGCTGATCCTAGTGCAGATGCAAGTGCATTTTTTAAAACTGTATATAATAATAGTCCTCGGATTATTAGAAGATAATATGTATGATATAATCTTTATTGGTAGTAAGTGTGCTAGGTATTTAGATTTGAAATCTAGATTCCCTACAGTTAAACTTGCTTCTACTTTTGAAGAAGCTAAAAAGAAATCTTTTACTAAGTTCTTTTGGGTTGTATGGCCAGATCTAATTATTGAAAAGTCTTTTAATTTTGATTACAGAGTAGATCTTTATGATGAAGATTACATACATGTTTTTAAAAATGGAAATTATTTTGATGGAGTCTTGTTAGTTAAAAAAACATTAACAGTTTCATCGAGAGAGTTATCCTATCGATTTTTTACAAATAAAAAAGAAATTAATATTTTAGCAAGTTTGCCAGCACCGTTTGACATTGTATTCATTTCTTATTTTGAAAAATATGCAGATGCAAATTTTGAATTACTAAAACAAAAGATGCCTTCTGCTAATATATTTAGAGTAAACGGAGTTAAAGGTATATATCAAGCTCATCAAGAAGCCGCAAAAATAGCAACATCTGATTTATTTTGGGTAGTAGATGCCGATGCTAAACTTGTAGATGATTTTAATTTTTCATTCCCACAAGTAGTTTGCCATGACACGTATACAAAGCAAACAGTACATGTCTGGCGTAGTCGTAATCCAATTAATGGTCTTATATATGGCTACGGAGGAGTTAAATTACTTCCAAGATTATTAACTTTAAAAATGGATATGTCTAAGCCAGACATGACTACTAGTATTAGTCCTCAATTTAAATCTCTTCCAGAAATTAGTAACATTACTGCATTTAATGCTGATCCTGAATCAACATGGAGAAGTGCATTTAGAGAATGTTGCAAACTAGCTAGTAGAGTTATTGACGGACAAGTTGATTCTGAAACAGAAGACCGTCTTAATATCTGGTGCGAGCTACAAGAAGATGCACAATACGGGTTTTATGCCTATCTAGGCGCACTCGCTGGCAGAGCATATGGTCGTAAAAATGCCGGCAACATACCGGCATTGAGTAAGATTAATGACTTTAATTGGTTACAAGCTCTTTGGCTAGAGGAAAAATCTCAGCTATCACTTGAGCACAAGCAATAGCAACTTCTTGGTGCTCTTTCTGCGTACCATTAGCACTACGTAATTCAATAAAGTGAACCCAGCTACGTAGTGTTCCATTCATATATAAACGGCTTACAGTAAGCCCTTCTGGTAGTACTGCTCGAGCTTGTTCTTTAGCAATGCCGTTATCAATAGCCCATTTGTATTCTTTCTTGACTGCGTATAGTACACGCTTTTGAGCACGTTCCCACTCGTAGGCAAGTTGCTTTTGTGCTTCATCGGACATGTCTAGTTCTACACTGTTTTGTCGATTCTTGGTGTCCTGGAATCTTGCTTCTCGTAGAGTAAACGCATCATCAAGCTCTGCCGTTGGGTCAGCGTAACGTTGGGAAAACTCTTGAAAGGAGAAGCTTCGATGTCTAAGAATTTGTCTAGCAATGTCTCGTGTAGTTGTAATTTCCAAGCAAGCTGAGACCATCTCAAGAGGGCTCCAGTGTTGGTGTTTAATAAGATATCTAATGAGCTTTTCGCTGGTTTCTGTATTAAGTTGATTGCTTGGGTTTGAGACTCTTGCACAGAAGGCAATGAGTTCTTGTACGTCATCGATTCCCGAGTTGGAGAATTCGTTGGTTGGTTGACTGTAACTGAGTAATCGAACATTCATTTATAGTTTCTTTTTCTTTAAAAATTTATCAGTTGATTTTTTTATATCTTTTTTTACTCGCTCTGAGTCAAGTTTAAAATCAATATTATCAATGTTATCTTCGTAACTAAATATTAGTTCTTGAATTTGCTTTTCAAGATCTTCCCATCGAGGCACTTTACTACCTTTTTGTATTTTTATTTCCCAAGTCTTGCCATCTTTAAAATTGACCAGAATTGCGTGGAGATACACTAGAGGTAATACATTAAGTTTTACCTCTCCAAAAATTTCCGGCCAATACTCAATGACTTCTTTGGGAAGCGGCCTTCCCAGATGCGTCACTATACTTTCTTCTTAACAGTTGGTACTAATTCTTCAGCTTTTCGACGCATTTCTGCCGCCTGCTTTGCTAATTTATCAGCTTGGCTACGGAAAAATTTTGCTTGT